TTACCTTACATCTTAACAAAATAGGTATAAAGTCTTTCTTATGGGATGCAACTGAGAGAGCTCACCATTATCAAGGTATAAAGCACTGGAAGCCAGGTATAGAAGATGCACATCCTTCACCTAAAGGCCATAAGAATATATTTAACGATGTGTTAAAAGAATTTATATAGTATGTTGTGGGTATTTGGAGATAGTTTTGCAGGTAGTCATTGCCGTTTAGATGATGAATCTAGAAGAGAAAAAGAGTATCCGTATCTCGAATATACGTGGCAATACCTATTGGCACAGAAGTATGAACAAGACTTCAAGATAAAAGGGTTAGGGGGTGCTTGTAATGAAGATGCGTTTAAAATTATTACTAAGTACTTACACTTGATAAAACCGGGGGATATAGTACTAACTATACTTTCCTCTCCTAATAGACAATTGGAAGTAACAGAAGATAAACACTCATTCAGTGGAGGGTTACAACATTATGCTTCTATACTATATAATGAACCACCGCCAGAAGTGCATCCTCTTGTTACAAGTCATTTAGGTAATAGAGGTGTAGATGAAGATACAGAAGCATGTAGAATAATGAGAATGTATAAATATAATATTACTCCTAAGGTTAGGGATGCTTGGTTATACTGGACTCTTGATTACTGGCAATCATTTGTTAATTACTTTACAAGTATAGGTGTCAGGTGTGTTGGTTCTGGTTTTGGTGCACTGAGTGGAGATATACATTACGATGATTGGATGACACTTCATGAGAGTTATTCATGTGACTGTAAGCATTTTACTAGAGAAGGACATAAATACAATTATATAGTGTTAGATCATGCCCTTCAAAACAACCTTAACTATATAGATCTCAAATACATACTACAAAATTACCCTAAAGATAAGTTACCTGCATTAAAAATACAGTAGAAAAGTTTGTAACCCGAATTATTATGCCTATATTTAAGTATATTAATAATAAAAAATAAAGGTTATGTTTTTACAAGTTTTTTTAGGTGGTGTTGTTACTGGAGTTCTTCTTCTTATTTCTATCTTTTTATTTAAAATGATAATAAACTATATATTAGTTAATCGGGAGGAATCTTGGATAGGTATTGGTATTCTTATCAGTATGTTATTTCTTTTTGCTAGTTGTTCTAAAGAAGAATTTTACGAAGATGTTTGTGGTGATTGTTTAGTAAAGTTTGAAGTACCTTTCGATATAGATTCTAATGGTTACTATCATGCTAAACTTAAGTATAACGGTTCAGGAGCAGCTAGATTTAATATAGATACTTATGCTACTATATCAGAAGATGCTTATACTTACTCTATATTCAAAGGAGATATTGTTGTTAATGAATCGATGATGGTTGATATGGTTCAAGAGTCTAGACTTAACCACGATAATAAAGGTTATACTAAACGTATAGTAGGACCAGTATTAACTAAATTTATAGGAGATACTCTTACGGTAAACGTTGAAACCTATTGGGAAGGTAATGCTTCTTGGGAAGTTTCTAAAAATACTTTAAAATTTATTATAGAATAGTTGATTCTTAAATAAATTATTATTATCTTAAATTATATTATATAAATAATATATAGATATATAAAGATTAATAATATATAAGTATATAAATATATAAAATAATATTACTTAAATTAATTAAATCTATTATGGCATTAACAGCAGAACAGATACAAAAGAATTACGATAAGCATCTTAAAATTATCGATACTTACATTACGGATCGTAAAGATCAAGTGAAAGCTATGTTAACTAAGATGGAAGAAACGTATATTATGGCTCCTGCTAGTGGTAAAACGTGGTATCATAACGCATTTGGAGGTGGTTATGTTGATCATGTTAATAGAGTTGTGGAGTATGCGGTAAAGCAGTCTAGGTTATACGAGGAGATGGGTGGAACGATTGATTACACCGATGAAGAACTTGTCTTTGCCGCATTATTCCATGATTTAGGTAAGATAGGTGATGGTGACAAACCTAATTACTTACCTCAGACCGATAAATGGCGTCAAGATAAACTGTCAGAGATGTATACCAACAACTCAGACTTAGATTTTATGCTTATTCCAGACCGGTCACTATTCATACTACAGAAAAATGGTATAAAAGTAAGTCAAAAAGAGTTTTTAGGTATTAGGTTACATGATGGTGTGTTTGATGAAGCAAATAAAGCTTATTTCTTTAGCTATCAAGAGTCATCTAGACAAAAAACTTCAATAGTCTCAGTACTACACAGTGCAGACTTCTTGGCATCCAAGGTAGAGTACGATATTTGGAAGAGAAATGGAGGTTCCTCTAAATCAACTGTCGTAAAAACAAAAAGCTCTACAGGAAGGCCAGTAAAATCGTCCGAAGGACTAAGTAACATGTTAAAAAATCTATAATGGTACATAATCCTACACTTTTTTACGTAATAATTGGTGGTTTAGTTGGTATTCTTCTAATTTTCATTTATATTTTAAGAAACCTTATGTTGAAGGTTGAAAAATACGAAGATGAAGTAGAAAAACAAGTGGGGTATATACAAAGTATCTCAGAATTAATTAACAAATCACAAACCCACATACAAAATCTTGATGAAAGAGGGGTCTTTGAATCAGATGATGAAACTGGAGTATTTTTTGAAGCTATTAAAGGGGTTCAAGAAAAATTAAACCAGTTCCGGGTATCGCAAGACTATGGCAAGAGCAAAGAGTAAAGCAAATTACTTTACCAAAGAAACGGAAGAGTATATAAAAAAATATAACGTTTCAACAGATTCAGAATACAGGAAAAAGATATTTACAGAGCATATTTACCGTCCTTTTTATAAATTAGCAGAAAATATCATACATACCTTTAAGTTCTACTATACAGATGTAGAACAAATAGAGGATCTTAAGCATGAAATAGTTTCTGTCTTATTAGAAGAGAAGATTATGAAATTTGATCCAGATAATGGAGCAAAAGCCTACTCATACTTCGGGACCATTGTAAAGAGATGGTTGATTAACTACAATAATAAGAATTATAAGAAGCTTAAACAGATAGGATCCTTTTCTGAAATGGAAGAATCGTACGATGGCACTCAATCCTACCTAGCAGATGAGAGAGTAACACTTTCTAAGTTTATAGACGGATGGGTTGGACTAACCTACGATCAACTAGATGAAATGTTTATAAAACAATCAGAAAAAGAAATAGCGGACGCTGTACTTACATTATTTAAGACCAGACACGACTTAGAAATCTTTAAAAAGAAAGCTCTGTACATTTATATTAGAGAAATGACAGACTGCGAAACACCTTCTTTAACAAAAGTAATATCAGTACTTAAGGAAGACTTTAAATCTAAGTATATGGTTTTACATGAACAAGGTCTTATTACTAATAAACCTTTGTAACTCTATTTATAATAAACATATATAATTATGAGTTTAGACAAAGAGATCTTTTCCGGTAAAACTTTATCTGACCTCTTCAGTGAGATACACGATAACTCTACAAACACTAGAGTGCAAGTAAAAGCACTTATTGGTGAACTAAAACCTTTAGTTGAAAACGTAGGAGATGCAACATTGATTGTACCTATGATAAAGGAATACATGGAGATAGGCGTTAAGAATGATGAGCAGTTAATCAAATTAGCTACTATCATACAACGTATTGAAAGTGCAGCAGCTAAAGGGGAAACAAGTGAGCTATTCGACTTCGATGGTCTTCAAGACCTACTAGATGATTCTAGAGAGATAGAAGAAGAAGTAGACAACATATCAGGAGAAGAGAAAGATGAACAGGAGTAGTGGAATAAGTTTATCAGGTAACCTAACAGGAGGAGGAGGTCTCTATGGTAGGGTTATAGACATCATTATGGATGCTAACCACCCTGAATATGCCGATAAAGGAGCTAGTAGTGCACTTTATGGAGTATACTTTAGAGAAATTGGCAGACACTACGATGAAGAGAGAGACAGTAAACCAGATTTTGCTAGAAGACAGACAGATAGTATTGCAAGAATACCACTTAAAGGTGAAATAGTAAAGATAGAATCTCAACCTAGCACCGATAGGGACACTAATGCAAAAGCAACTACACAGTATTGGACAAGAGTAGTCAATATGTGGAACCACCCACAACATGCAGCAAGTCCTTTAGCATCTGTAGAAGAAAACGACTTTGGAGAAGATTTTGAAGAAACAACTGAAGTAAACCCCCTTCAAGCTTTTCCTGGAGATATACTTTTGGAAGGTAGACATGGTAACTCATTAAGAATGGGAGGTACTAACTTTACCAGTAATGTATTTTCAGATGAAGATAATAACGGTAAACCCTACACCATCCTAAAGGTAGGTCAGGAACCATTAGAACCTCATTTTGATCCTACAGTTGAAGATGTTAACAAAGACAAAAGTTCGATTTATATGATGTCTGACCATAAATTAGGTCTCATAGAATCAAACACAAATATACTAGGTTATAAAGAGGGTGATGAACCTGATTTAGCTGATGCATATAAAGGTCCACAAGTTCTTATTAATTCAGATAGATTATTTTTTAATGCTAGAGAAGAATCAGTATTTATAGCTGCTAAAGAACAAATTGGATTAGCATCAAATCAGATAGCATTAAGTGCTAGTGAATACGTAGGAGTAGATTC